CGGTCGCGGCCTCAACCACGGGCTCGCGGACGAGGCTCGCGGCCACGAGTAAAGGCGTATGACTCCTTCAACCTGGATCGATCGTGCGGTGGGGTATTTCTCACCGCAGCGTGGCCTGCGGCGCATCAGGGCCCGTGTCGCAACTGAACTGCTCCAGCGCCACTATGAGGCGGCGTCGACGGGGCGCCGCACGCAGGGCTGGCGTCGGACGTCAGGTGATGCGAATGCGGCAGCCGGGGCGAGCCTCGCCAGTCTGCGCGACCATGCGCGGGACCTGGTCAGGAATAACGCGCATGCGACCCGCGCGCTCGGCACGATCGCGAACCAGGTGGTCGGGTGGGGCATTCTCGCGAAGCCGGCGAAGACGAATCAGGGCGCCGCTGACAGTTGGAAGGAATGGGCCGAAACGACCGCGTGCGACGCGGACGGGCGTCACGATTTCTATGGCCTCCAAAAACTCGCGATGCGCGCCATCGTCGAATCTGGAGAGGTGCTGGTCCGTCGCCGATTCCGACTCGTCGAGGACGGGCTCCCGCTGCCGATTCAACTGCAACTCCTCGAGCCTGATTACATCGACACCTCTCGCACGGGCGTCACGTTGCCGAACGGCGGCCGCATCATCCACGGTATTGAGTTCGACGCGATCGGTCGGCGCGTGGCGTACTGGCTGTTCCGTGATCACCCCGGCTCGTCGCTGTCGATGTTCGCGACCGGCATGCTCGGCGCGAACTCCGTCCGGGTGCCGGCCGACAACATTCTGCACCTCTTCCACCAGGAGCGCCTCGGCCAGGTGCGCGCGGCAAGCTGGTTTGCCCCGGTCATTCTGAAACTGAAGGATTACGACGAGTACGACGACGCGCAGCTGATGAAGCAAAAGATCGCGGCGTGCCTCGCGGTGCTCACCACGGACGTCGACGGGACGAACGTGCCGCTCGGGACGGTCGACGACTCGACCGAGCCGCAGATTGACAGCCTCAGTCCTGGGATGGTCATCCCGATCGCGCCGGGTCGTTCTGTGGAAGTCGTGGAACCGCCCAGGGTGGAAGGGTATCGGGACTATGCCGAGGTCACCCTGCGGACGATCGCCGCTGGGATCGGCGTGACCTATGAGGATCTGACCGGGGACTACACCGATCTGCCATTCTCGGCCGCTCGGATGTCGCGCATCGCGCACCAGGGACGAGTCGACGACTGGCGGTGGCGGACGCTGATCCCGCAGTTCTGTAAGCCGGTGTGGTCGTGGGCGATGCAGGCGGCGGTCATTATGGGCCGTGTCAAGGGCGAGCCGCCGGTCGCCACGTGGACGCCGCCGCCGGTGCCGTACATCGACCCTGAGAAAGAAGGGCTCGCGTTCCAGCGGAACATTCGCGGCGGTGCGCAGACCTGGTCGGAGTCCGTCCGCGAGCGCGGATTCGACCCTGACGAACTACTCGTGGAGATGGCGGCGGATAACAAAAAGTTCGACGCGCTCGGGATCATCCTGGATTCCGATCCGCGCATGACGACGCAGCAGGGCCAGCCGCGCGAGAAGGAACCGGCCGCGCCTGCACCCGCGCCAGCACAGACGGAGGAGGAGGCGTAATGGCCGTGACGACCGAAGGCGTCGAGAACGCCGAGCGAGATCTCAAGCTGCAGACGCGTGACACGAACGGCGGCAAGAAAGCTGTGGCGACTGAGGAGCAGCTGCGACAGTTGCGCCAGCGCATCAAGGCCGGCCAGAACGCCGTCGGTCTGGATCCGCGCCCGAAGGATGCGCCGGCTTGCAAGGAGTGCTTTCAGCGCGGGTGGATGGCGGCGCTCCGCGCCCTCGAGGAGTGACCTGACATGGACGCCCCGATCCAGCCGGATCCACTGATCCGTCGCGAGCGCGACGACAGCGCCTTCGTGTCGCCGTCACGCCTGGCGCGGCATTGGGGCGTCCACATCAACACGATCTACCGTGACATCAGAAAGGGGGCGCTGCCGGCGAGCCGGATGCCTGGAGGCCAGTTCCGGATCCGGATCACGGACGCGCGCCGATACGGGCGGCCTATCGAGTGACTAACCGTCACCAACCCTCACTAACTACCACCAAACGGTAGGACACCCTCTTCACAGTTGGGCTCCTACGCCCGCATGCTGCCTCCATGCGAGAGAAGGCGCGCGCGAAGTCTGCACCAGCATCGAGTCCGACGACCGTCGACATGCTGCCGCTCGCCATTCGCGCCGCTGTCGGCTCAGTCAACGACGAGCAGAGAACAGTGGAGCTGGTCTTCAGCACCGGCGCAGCCGTCGAGCGAATGGACTGGTGGACCGGCAAGCGCTACATCGAGAAGCTCTCGCTAAAACCTGAGCACATTCGCATCGACCGGATGAACGCCGGGGCTCCGTTGCTCGACGCCCACAGCTCCTATTCGATCAACGACCAGATCGGCGTCGTCGAACCTGGCACCGTGAACGTGAGCGGAAAGGAAGCCAGGGCGACCGTGCGGTTTTCCAAGCGCGACTCGGTCGATCCGATCTGGAACGACGTCCGCGACGGCATTATCAAGAACGTCTCGGTCGGCTATCGCACCTACAAATTCGAAGAAGAGGAAGGCAAGGGCAACAAGTTGCCCGTTCGGACGGCCGTGGACTGGGAGCCGTTCGAAGTCAGCCTGGTGCCCATGCCGGCGGATGCCGGCGCTCAAGTTCGGAATGGCGACAAGTCCAATACCAACGCCTGCGTGATTGTGACGCGCGGCACTGTGAAGGAGTCGACGATGGCTGAAGAGACGCGGTCGGACACTGTGGTCGAGGAGAATCCGCTCGCGCTGCCGGCCACCACCAGGACCGAAGAGGCGGCCGAGCCTACCGAGATCGAGCTGGCGGTTCGCGCCGAGACGGAGCGCGTGCAGGGGATCATGCAGGCGGCACTCGGGGCGAAGTTGCCGCAGTCCTGGGTCGAGAAGCAGATCAAGGACAAGGTGTCGCTCAGCGACGCCAGAGGCGCAGCGCTCCTCGAGCTCCAGCGCCGTGGCAATCAGGACCGCGGCCCGTCGTCGCAGCCGTCAGGCGCGCGCGACGTTGACTTCGGCGTCGATCCGCTCGTGCACGTCCGCGCCGGTGTCGAGAACGCGCTCCTGCACCGGATGCACCCGCACGTGGCGGAGACCAAGACCACGCCCGCCCACGGCTTCCAACTCTCCGAGGAAGGCCGTCAGTACCGCGGCATGACCATCCTCGACGTCGCGCGTGCCTACCTGACCGCCAGAGGCGTTCGGGTGTCGGGTATGTCGAAAATGGAGATCGCCGGCGTAGCGCTCGGGCTTCGCGCCGGCGGTATGCACACAACCGGGGACTTCGCCAATCTTCTGGCGGATCTCCCGAACAAGGTGTTGCGCCAGGCGTATCTCGAGGCGACGCAGACGTTCGGGCCCATCACACGCACGATGACCCTGGCCGACTTCAAGAAGGCGCGGCTGCTGCAGCTCGGGGAGGCGCCGGCCCTGCTCGAGGTCGGGGAGCACGGCGAATACGTCGAAGGGACGATGGGCGAGAGCAAGGAAGAGGTGCAGCTCAAGACCTACGGCCGCAAGTTCTCGATCACGCGGCAGGCGCTCGTCAACGACGACACCGATGCGTTCTCGCGGGTGCCGATGGCCTTCGGCCGCCAGGCGCGCAACAAAGAGAGCGATCTGGTCTGGGCGGAGATCACGAACAACGCGGCGATGGGCGACAGCGTGACGCTGTTCCACTCGACGCACGCGAACCTCTCCGGCACGTCCGACGCCATCGCCGTCGCCTCGATTGGGGCCGGCCGCACCGCGATGCGCAAGCAGACCGGGATCGACGGCGTGAGCCTGATGAACATCGATCCGAAGACGCTGATCGTGCCGGCCGCGAAGGAAACGATCGCGGATCAGTTCGTCAGCGAGAACCTGCTGGCGAGCCAGTCCAGCAACGTCAACCCCTTCGCCGGCAAGCTCGTCGTCGTGGCGGAGCCACGGCTCGACGCGAACAGCGCTACGGCCTGGTATCTGGCGGCGTCGCCGGACCAGATCGACATCATCGTGCTGGCGACGCTCGAGGGCGAGAGCGGCCCGCGCGTCGACAGCCGGATCGGGTTCGACGTGGACGGCGTCGAGATCAAGATCTCGCACGACATCGCGGCGAAGGTCGTGGATTTCCGCGGCCTCTGGAAGAACCCCGGCGCGTAATCGGGCACGGAGTCAGCACAGGAGCGAGATCACATGAAAACCTTTGTGCAAAAGGGCGAAACCCTCACGCTGGCGCCGAGTGCCGACGTCGCTGTTGGCATCGGATTTCTGTTCGGTGCCGCGCTGTTCGGCGTGGCCGTCAGGGCCGCGACCAACGGCGTCGCGTCAGAATTTCAGGTCGAGGGCGTCGTCACGATCGGCAAAACGTCGGCGCTCGCGATCTCGGTCGGTGACCGGCTGTACTGGGATCCGACCAACAAGGTCGTCAACAAAACCGCGACCGCGCAGCAGCAGGTCGGCGTCGCGACGGAAGCGGCCGCGAATCCCAGCGCCACGGTCAAGATGAAGATCATGCAGGCGCTGCCGGTCGCCACGTAAGGGGCGATCCGCGACCTCCTATGGATCTCGGGCCGCTGCGCACGCTCGCGCTAAATCTAAACCTCAGCGCGCACGGCGTGGCGGCCACCGTCACCCGGCCACTACCAGACAACACCCCGATCAGTACACGCGGCCTCTGGTTGCGGCCGGCTGACGACTCGCAACCGTTCGGCACCGATCTGCGGCGGCATGACCCGCGGCGGGTGCTGGTGCTGCCACGGGCCGCCGTGCCGACGCTGCCGCGTGGCACGGTCGTCGAGGCGCCGGAGTTCGGCAGCGACGCGATCGTGTCCTGGCGGGTCGACGGGATCGACCAGGTGGCCGAGGCCGATCACTGGCGCGCGCTCGTCGTGAGGGTGTAACGCGGACCATGCTGAATATCACCCTGACCAACAGCACGGCGATCGAGTCCAACCTCGGCGAGATGCCAGAGCGGACCCGTAAGGCGATGGTGCGCGCGCTGAACCGTGGGATCAACTCGGCGCGTACTGTGATGGTCGCCCGCATTTCAAAGGACACCGGCCTCAAGTCGAAGGACGTGCGCGACGCGCTGCCGGTCAAGCTGGCGACTTTCGACCGGCCGGTCGCGCGCCTCGCGACGAGCCTGAAACGAATTCCCTTGATCAAGTTCAACGCCCGCGGGCCGGAACCCTCGAGGGGTCGCGGCCGCGGGGTGACGTATCGACTCGGCGGCGGGCGTGGGCGCCTCGAGCACGCGTTCATTGCGCGTATGAGCACCGGACACCGCGGGGTGTTCTACCGGAGGGGCCAGAACGAGGCCAGGGTGCCGCGCCTCCCGATCGGTGAGGCGCACGGGCCGTCACTGGGGCGGGTGTTCGCGAAGTATCGCAACGAGGCGATCGGTATCGCGTACGAGTTTTTCGACCGGAATTTCGCGCGGGAACTGAAGTATTACGCCAGCCAGGGCGCCGGCGCGCCAGGCGGGGCGGGTGATGCCGGAACCACTTGATTACCGCGCGCTGGTCGGCCTGCAGCAGGCGCTGCAAGGGATCAGCGTCGCGGCTGGGTACTTCTACGACGTGCGCGGCACAGCCGTGAAGCTGGACCCCAACCACGACGTGCCCGAGCTCGCGGCGCCAGATGGCCCGCGGCCGTTTGTCGTGCTCGAGATTCAGCCGGAGGAGTGGGAGTACGCCGGCGCGATGGCCGTCAAGGTGCGGATCCCGGTCGCGGTGCACTGGATCAGCGAGTCGAACCCTGAACGTGACCACGACGTGCTGCAGGTGTTCCTGCGAGGGTGTTCGGACGTCGAGCGCGCGATCGGCAAAGACGTGACCCTCGGCAACCTGGTGCGCGACACGAAGATCACGCGCCGCACGTTCGAGCGCGCGGTCGACGGGTCTGAGGTGTGGGCGGTGGTGCAAACGGTCATGGTGATCAATCGGGTATTCGGGGAACCGGCGCCGTGATCTCCGTCTGCACGCTGCCGCCGGGGGGATGGATCGGGGTGCAGCTGACGCACGGCGGCGGTCGGGTGTTCCGCGCCGGCGATCGGATCGACCTCGACGCGGAGGCGGCGCCTGGGGTGACCTGGCGCGCGGCCCTCGGGTCACACGTCGCGGCGTTTGTGCTCGAGGCGGTCGAGAAACGCGAACGGCGCCCGGTTGGGCGCGATCAGGAGTGAGGCCACATGCCGACCTATGAAATTGGACGCCTCGGGCGGGTGTTCACCGCGAAGCAGTCGACCTACGGCACGGCGCCGACGTTCGCCGCGACCGACGCCCTGCGGCACGAAAACGTCGCGCTGCAGATGTCCCTGAACCGCACCCCTAGCAAGGAACGGTATCTGCACCCGTCGCTAGTCAATAAGTGGGTGCGGCGCACGACCGCGAGTTTCACCCTCGCCGGGATTTTCTACCCGTCGGGCACGATCGCGACGGTGCCGGATCACGACGACATTCTCGAGTGTGGGTTCGGGACGAAAACAAACATTTCGCCCCTGAACACGACGGTCGCCTCTGGGGCCTCCACGACTGGCGCCACGCTCGCATCAGGCTCTGGGCTGACCGTGGGGCAGGCCGTGCTGATCAACGTCACCACTGGCTCGCCAGCGACCGGGCGGGTCGTGCGGTGGCTGACGTCGGTGGCGGGTGCGGTCGTCACCTGGGCCCCGGCGCTGCCGCAGGCGCCCGCGGTCAGCGACACCGTCAAGTCGTGCGTCAACTACAGCCTGGCAACGAACCTGCCGAACGCGCTGAGCATCGCGCACTACATGCAGAGCCTCAGCAAAGAGGGCTCGGGCGCGGTCGTCGATACGCTCAAGATCATGTTCGACGCGAACGAAGAAGTGCGGTACGAAGCGTCGGGCCCGATGAAAACGCGGTTGTCGACGGCGCAGTCACAGCCGGGCTCGTTCACGACCGTCGGCACGACGCCGCCGTCGGGCCTGGTCGGGAGCATGCGGATCGGATCCAGCGCGGTCGATTTCCTGAAATTGGGGATCACGATCGAAAACAACATGGACCTGGACAACTACCAGTTCGGCACCTCGTCGGCGCAGGGCTATTTCCGGCGCAATCAGCGGTCAGTGACGCTCGACCTCACGGCGATGCTGACCGACAACACGACCCTCCTGACGGCCGCGGAGAACGCGACGGATAACGTGCTGATGGTGCAGTGCGGTCAGACGGAAGGGTCGATCGTGGCGGCCTACTGCCCGGTCGCGGATTTCGATATTCCGGACCACCCCGACGGCGAGGAAACGCTCGAGTTGAATTTCAAGGGCACGGCGAAGGGCACGATCACCGGCAACGACGAGCTTCGTCTCGCCGTCGCGTAGAACACCGGCAGACCCCACATTTCGGCACCCGGCACACGCGCGCCACGTTGCACCAGGCGGCCACGGCGCGCGGACCCTCAGCGCGGGGGCCTCGACTGAAACGGAAGCACGATCGGCGGCACGCCAGGCACTGACGTCGGGCGGCCGGATCCGTTTTGCGAGGTGTCCCGAAATGCCGGTTCGAGTTACCAGCTACCACACTTACACGGTCGCCACCGAAGGCGGCGACATTCGCCTGCGCCTGGTCCGCATGCCGCCGGCCGAGTTCGAGGAGTTCAGAGCGCATTTTCTCGCCAATGGCCAGGGGCGCGGAGCGCCGGCCGACGATGCACCCCTCGAGGATCGAATCACCTACCTGCGGCGCAACGCGGCATGGTGCGAGGGCGTGTTCGCCAGGTTCGTCAGTGTCGTCGAGGGCGACCTCGAGTACGTCGACGACGACGGCGGTCAGCACACGATCACCGACGGGCGCGAGTTCGCGCGGCTATATCAGGCCGAGGCGGCTGACGTCCTAGCGGAACTCTATCTATTGAACGGCCTGACTGAGGCGCAAAAAAAAACTTGGCGATCGGCGCGCGGTTCCGGCACTGGCTCGAGCACGGCGCAAAGTCCGGCGGCAGCTGGGCCGACACCCGTGACGACTGCGGCGCCTGCCGAAAACGAGGCCTCTGCGGCACGCGAGGGTGTGACGGCACCGAACAGCGGCGCGTGGTCTGGTACGACGGACCGATCGTGCTCCGAACCTGTCCCGTGCGATTCCTGACGCCGGAGGTCGACCGGGTGCTCGCGCTGTTCCGGCACTGCTACACGCGCCGGTATGTCTCGATGCAGCCGCCGACGTGGGAGCGTACCGCCTGGCCGCGGGGCACAGCCCTCGAGCACCAGGACGCGCGCGACCTGTCGGCGCTCGAGTGGGTGCGCGACGTGATGAACCGGATCGAGGTCGACGACTGGAAACGAGCGATGGATCAGGCGGCGCGCCCTCGGCCGCCGCGGCAGCAGGACCAGGAGGCGGCGCCCGCGGGCGCGTGACCGCATGGCTGACGACAAACAGGTCGAGATCGTCATCAGGGCGAAGAACCTCACTGACGCCGCATTCAAGCAGGTGCAGGCGGCGGTGCGCGCGGTCGGCGACGAGTCGCAGAAGACGACCGCCCAGTCGGCGACGAACTGGGAAAAGTGGTTCAAAACGATCAGTGGCGGCGTCGCGGTCGGGAACCTCCTGACTGACGCGTTCAAAACGGTCGGCCGTGAACTGATCAACATTCCGAACCAGCTGCTCGCGCTAGGGGAGCGCGGCGCCGACGTGCTCGACGTCAAAGGGGCATTCGACGGACTGAACACGTCGATCGGGCAGACCTCCGCGGCGATGCTCGGACAGCTGCGGTCGGCGTTCGGCGGCACGCTCAGTGATTTCGACCTGATGCGGTCAGCGAATGAAGGCCTCAGCAAAGGCGTCAAGTTCACCGCCGACGATATGGGCACACTCGGGAAGGCCGCGCGCGTCATGGCTGACCGGGTCGGCGGCGACGCCAAAAAGTCATTCGATTCGATGATCGAGGGGATCGCGAACGGCCGCGAGCGCACCCTCAAACAATTGCCGCTGAATTTCGCGAACATCGAAAAGGCCGTCGAGCAATACGCGACCGCGATCGACAAGCAGACCTCGGAACTGTCGGAGGCGGAAAAACAAGAGGCCCTGCGGCAGGCGGTGCTGCTCGAGTCTCAGCGGATCCTAGCGGAGTCGGGCGAGATCGAGAACGATTTCGCCGACGACGTGAAAGCCGGCGCGGTGCAGGTGCAGAACTACACCGACCGTCTGGCCGAACAAATCGCGAAGCACGGCCCGATGATCGCGGGCCTCGGCGGTATGGCGCAGGCGGCCGCGACGTTGTCGCCGCTGCTCGGTATGACGGGCCTGGCCGGCGCAGCCTCGGCCCTCGCCGGCGTGCTGCTGTCGCCGGTCGGCCTCGTCGCCGCCATTGGCGCCGCGGCGTTCGCGTTCACGCATTTCAAGGTGAGCGACCTCGAGGACAAGGCCGAGGCCCTCGAGCGCGCCGCCGGCATCATCGGGCGCGGGGTGCGCGAAATCTCTGACGCGCAAAAAGTGATCGACGCGTTCGAGGCGGGGAAGGCCGGAACGAAACTCACCGGCGCGATCACGCTCGATATGGCTGACGCCTGGCGCCAGGGCGCGACGGAGGCCGGCAAGTTCAAGGAGGCGACCGAGTCACTGCGCATCGATGGGTTCAACCCGACCGCCGCGGCGTCGCGCTCGTATGCCGCGATCGTGAAGCAACTACGCGCGGAAATCGAGAAACTGCCACAGGCGACCCTGAACGAGATCGAGGCGATGAAGGCCTTGGGCAGGAACGAGGAACAAATCGCCGCCAAGACCGGCGTCTCGGTCGAGAAACAACGACTCCTAGTGGCCATGACGCGCGAGGGCGCGAAGGCTATGAAGGAGTCTGAAAAAGAAGCGGCCGACATGAAACGGCGCCTCGAGCACGAGGCCGACGCGCGGGCGTCCCTGCAGCGGTGGATGCATCAGAATCAGCAGGCCCTGAACGAGTACACAACCGACAAGGCGAACGAGCAACTCGCAATTCAGATGCGGCAGTTGGACGCGAACACGGAGGCCTGGTTCGACATGCTGCGCGCGACGCAGACGGTCAACGGGCTCAGCGAACTGCCAGGCTTGAAATTGCCCATGCCGGAGGTGCCCGAACTGCCGCCGACATTCTGGCAAAAGGCGTTCGGGGATCCGAAACAGTTCGGCGCGGCCCTCACGTCCAGCATTATGGGGGCCCTGCAAGGCGGCGGCAACCTCGGGAAAACGATCGGCGGATTCCTCGGCGGCGGCGTCGGGAAGGGCCTGGGCGAAACCCTCGCCGCAACACTGACGAGCAAACTCGGCGGCGTGCTCGGCGGCATGCTGGGCCCACTGGGCGCGATCGGTGGGCAGTTGATCGGCGGCCTGTTCGACAAAATGTTCAGTAAGGCCGGCCGAAATAAGGTCGAGGAATTCGCGGCGACGTTCGGGGGGTTCGACGCCCTGCGCGACAAACTGACCCTGTTGGGCGACGAGGGCGAACGGTTGTGGATCAACCTGACGCAGCGCGTCGGTAAGGGCAACGTGCAGCAGGCGCAGGCGGCGATCGACGCGGTGACGGCGGCGTTCGATCGGCAGAAGACCAAGATCACCGAAACCGGCCAGGCCGCGAAGGACGCCGCGCAGGCCGAGGTCGACGCGCAGCAGAAGGTGATCGACGAAATCAAGGGGCGCCGCGAGGAACTCGCGCGCGAGATCGCCGACCTCACGAAGCGGATCGACGCCGAGGCCTACGAAGACGAGATCGGGATTCAGGAACAGCGCGACCGCGCGGAGCGCGACCGACTGCTCGAGCGGCAGCGACTGATCGACGAGGAACTCGCGCAAGCCGAGGCCAAGCAAGCCGACAACGTCAAGCGGTTGGGTGACGCGATCAAGGCCCTCGCCGACGCCCTCGAGAAACTCACCGATAAGACCTGGAAGATCCCGATCGAGTTCGACTATCAGAACGCGCCGCCGCCGGCCTCGGGCGAGGGCGGCGAAATGCCGGAGCACGCCGACGGCGCGTACATTCGCCGCGACCACGTCGCGACCGTCCATTCAGGTGAACTGATCGGCCCGGTCGATTTCATGACGCGCGCGCTCTCGGGCGCGCTCGCGAATATGCGCGGCGGCGGCGGCATGGCCGGCGGCACCGTGATCCTCCAGATCGGCGACCGTGAGTTCGCGCGGTTCCTGATGCCGGCGATCGCCGGCGAGGTCAAGCGGTTGCGCCTGGTGTGATCGATGCCGACCTATGCCTGCACGATCGCCGGCGTGTCGAAGCAAATCACCGACGGCTGGAGCCTGCGCGAGATCATCAACGGGCGCAATACGATCCGGTTCGAGGTGCTGTCGGCGGATGGCAGTTACCGGCCGGCGAAGCACGACGAGGTGATCCTCACCGAGGACGGGACGCGCATTTTCGGCGGCAACATCGATCAGCCCTCCGAAACCGGCACAGCGGGCCACGGCGGAACGGCGATGCGCACGGCCTGCAGCGCGGTCGATTTTAACGCCCTAGCCGACCGCCGGATCCTGACCGGCGTGATCCCCGCGGGCACCCTCAAGGCGGCCCTACAGCAAGTCGATGATTTCCTCGCACCCTACGGCGTCACGCTCGACGCCGGCCAGGTGACCGGGCCGAACCTGCCCGACATGACATTCGGGTACACCCGACTCGATCAAATCTTCAATCAGTTCTCCGTGCTCAGTAGCGGGTACGTGTGGGAGGTCGACTACAACAAAACGCTCCGGATGTTCCTGCCCGGCACCGTCGCGGCGCCGTTCAACCTGGTCGACGGCGACGGCAACGCGATCGACGACATCACGATCGCGCCGTCGCGCGTCGACTACGCAAACAAGGTGTTTGTGATTGGCGCCGGCGATATGCCGTACGTCGCGATCGCGAGTGACGGCGGCCCGGATTCCCTACTCGTCGAGGCCGCGATCACGTATAGCAACGTGCTGGATGCCGCGATGATCGACGCCCTGGCGATCGAGGAACTCGCGCGGCACCTCCTGCAGCCGCGGATCGCGACCTACACCACGCGGCGCACGGGCCTGAAACCGGGCATGACGCAGACCCTGACGGTGCCCTCGCACAGTATCAGCGGCGTCACGTTCACGATCACCGAAATCGAAACCCGCGGCGAAGATGCCGACTACGTGACCCGCACGGTCACGTTGATCGAGGGCACCCTCGCCGGCGGCGACTGGCGCGACGTGTTTACGCGATGGGCCGGCGGCGGCACGGGCACGGGTACGACCATCGTCGGCGGTGGCGGCCCGGCGGTGACGCTCGGCACCGTTCCCCTGGGCGGGTCGCGCGACCGCGGCAAAAATCCGAATCCGGCCGCGTGGGTGCCGGTGGTGGATTGGGTGCCCTATACGGCGCCGGCGACCTACAACGGCAAGGTGCGGGCGCAGTTGCGCGCGAGTAGCGGGAGCGTGACCGTACGCCTGTATAACGTCACGACCTCTAGTGTCGTGGCGACATCGGGCGCGATCACCTCCACAACGGAGACGGACATCACGCCGTTTACGGTGGGCCTCACCGCCAACAATTTGTATCGACTCGAAATGACGAACTCGATCAACGGCGCGACGGTGCACGCCATTGGAACGTTGGAGCGGCAATGAGAACGCGTCTGTGTATGGTTGTCGCGTGTGTCCTGGCCCTCGGCTTGTCGGCCGCTGAGGCGCAGGAAGTGTTGACGGTCAATAAGATCGATACGCCTCCGACCACTGACCTCGAGATTTCCCCAACGAGCGGATACCTCAACATTGGCGGGCATCTACTGCCGACGCTGACCGACACCTATGATTTCGGTAGCCCCAACAAACTCTGGAACCAGGGCTATTTGGCGCAGCTCAACGCGATCCTATTCGCGCTGAACACTCAAACCCTCATGGGTGGCTATTCGACGTGGAGCGTGAACGCGGGCAGTTTCGCAGCGGCCGTGTCGTCTGGTGATACGACCATTAATTTCGGTACGACGATGACGCCGGGGCATTTCGTGCTGACCCGTGCGCACGACACCGGCGGCACGATCACGGCCGAATATTTCCAAGTCGGATCGCTGGTGTCTGGAACGACCTACAACGTGACGCGCAATCTCTCCGGCCTCGGCGCGAAAAATTGGGCGCAGGGCGTGCCATTCGTCGTGCTCGGCACGACTGGCACAGGCCGGATGGACGTCCTTGCGTACGACGGCAAGCCGCGCCTGCAGGTGGTCGAACAGGGCGCGACCTACAACGCGCAGACGCCGCGCCTTGTGCTGGGGAACCTGAATGGGTACTACGGTTACTCGAGCGACATCAACGGGCTGGCGGTCGGCGTCACCGGTGGGGCGCGGTTGCTGGTGGAGCCGACCAACGGGATACAAATTTACGGCAGCGACAACGATCCGAAGGTCACGATCGACGCTGTCGGTAACGCGATTTTTGACGGGTACGTAACGGTCGGCACCGGGCGCAACATGATCCGGAATTCCGACTGCACGGTCGCCACGACCGACTGGAACATATTCACGAATACCGGCCTCACGACGCAGCTGCTCGGCCCATGGCCAGGCGTCGGCGATTGGGGCCTCGGCGGGTATCCGAACGACTGTTACATCGCGGTCACCGGCACACCGAGTGCCGGCGCGGTGTCGTCGGCATTCGGGGGCGGACTCGTCGGCGGCGCCGGATTCAATGGGATCTCCGTTCTCGCGGATCAACGATACGAGGCGAGTGCGTACATCGGGGTCCATCGGAGCGGCGACACATACGCGCTGATCCAATGGTTCAACTCGAGCGCGACATTGATTTCGAGTAGTAACGGGAACGTCTGCACGGCTGCGAAGGCCGGTGGAGCGACGCTGTCGGGCTACTGCCGTTCCGGTGTCGTGGCGACCG